CACCGTATTAACGGTGAACAATGATCTGCATTATCCGAGTCGCACAGTCACTTCTTTTCCAATGAGATTATGTAACGTATTCTATACAAAACTACACAATTTTGTATAGAATGCATTACACACGGAGGCGGTTGACCGGTACCCCCTACTCAAGCTTCACATATCAACGGAACCCTAGTGACCCGAGAAAGAACCAAGTCCTATAAGCATGAGTTGTGTCTTTTTCACAGAGCTCAAACCATTTGTTGCCTTAAGTTAGCAATTGCCTTGCACACACAAGATCATCCGGACCGGGTATCTCACCGTTCCTCCTTGCGGGTCGAGCTGCCTCGACCAAACTAGGTGCTTAATTTGCGGATATGGCTACCATGCACACGCACTTGAATGTGTCCATTGTACCAGTCATCCGACTCTAATACACGTCTTGAGAATTGTTCGCGAGCTTCTATGTAACTACATTCAGCCTTGGACCTACAGTAGTATAATATTTCGCGAGTGAAGTTGCCTGCGCCTAAGCGTTCTACGTCTTGGTTGAGTTCGTTGTTGCTGCCGTAGTAGGTCTGCCAGTCTGATTCGATTTTGCCACGTATTCGTTTGCGCTTCTTGTTGCCGTTCTTGAGTTTTACTGTCTTGTATGTTGTTTTGCTGAATTTTGCTAATTTTTTTCCAATATACTTTCTGCCGGTTAGGTTATTTGTGATCACGTAAACAAAACCCACGCAATCTTCGGGTAACACTTCAATAGTTTTGCTTTCGAATAGCCATGACATGGACTATTGTTTATCATAAAAGTTTCGTTTCAAAATATTTTGCTATTTCAGGGTGATCAAACCAATTCCACAATTTTATAGTTTCATATAATTTTTTTGTTTGCTCGGGGTCAGCATCTTGTTGTAAACAATGCATGACTACACGTATTTCATTGTCAATGTGTTCCTTGAATCGATTGGGATCTCTTGGGTTGCTGTGACCTGGCAAGAGCTGGCTAAAGTTCCACTGTTGATATTTTTCCAACAATTTATGTTTGATGTCTCTGGGCAACTGCTTGATCTGTAGATGTTCGGGCCTTGATAATACATTGGTCATGACATCTACTTTGCGATCCACACACCAGCGATAAAGATCATCCAAAGTATGCACACTCAAGGCACTGGGCACTGGCCGCACAGTTATGTAAACATGTGCTTCTCGTTTGTATTTCAAATAAGTCTCAATGTTGGTCAGCACTTCATGTGTGCATGTACCTTTGCGAATTTGATCATTGAGTTCCCCTGTGCATTCGATACTGATACCGATGTCTACGTGTTTAAAAGCGTTCAATTTTTCAATTAAATCGATATCTACTCTTGATCCGTTTGTGGTAAATCCCAAGTATATATCGGTACGTCCGTGATCAAGCAATTTGTCAATCAGTTCTTCGAATCGCGGATTCATAAAAGGTTCGCCGCCGATTAGATGAATAAATCTCAAATTTTCCGTGGCACATATATAATCAGTCACATGATTCCACGCGGTGTTGTTGTCGGTCCAGTTCAAACGCACTGGACCAGAGTAAGTACCATTTTTTGCGCCCTCAACAGCCAGTTGTGTACTAGCCCAAGGCCCGCACATGCGACATGCATAATTACATTCGTTGCCCAGGCTCATGTGATAACTGATTGGTTTAATCATGTCAGTGACACCTTGATTCAGTCTTGAAAATTCAAAGTAGTGAAGATCTGGATTGTTCGGATATGTACTTTGAAAATTATTATGATCTATTTGGCTTTTTAAGTTTTCTTTGACACGCTTGCTGGACGAGCCACACTTTTCTTCGTTATAGCATACTTGGCACCGAGATTCCCAGACACCATTTAGTTTATCCAATCTTGCTTGACGTTGATATTCTCCGTTGATCCAATCTTCCAATCGCATGCTATGAACATTGTGTTTGTCAGTCCAACCAGGTGAAAATGATAGTCCACCAGGTCCGGGTTGTGCGCCGCAGGTATGATATGTACCGTCGGCATTTATGTGTACTTCAAACCACGGCACTGTGCAAAAAACTTGTTCTATGGACATGATCGGCACTTTATCTCACAGATCTGTAAATTAAACCCGTTGGTTAGTTCTGACCACAGTGGATCTTCAAGAATCTCAATGAGTGATCGGCTACGAATATTAATACGATCCTGCCATTTTTCAACGAATGAATTTGAGTTATACCCTGTGTTGAACCACCCACAGGGATAAACATGTCCCTGAACTGTTACATTAATTTCTTTGGCCCCATTGAGACACTTGGCCCATGGATGACATTGTTGTGTTTTTTCTATCACAAACGGATCTTCTCGCACAAACACAATTTTTCCACGTTGATAGTTATTGTCGGTGCTGACATAATCTCGGGTTGGTTGTAAAAGATCGATACCATCGACTGCGTATTCTGCTCCAAACTTGGCACTTTTTATCAAACGCATTTGATCACAACCTAGTGCTTTTGCCGCGGCAACGATGCGTTCAATGTGATCTTGATTGAAATTAAAATATATGGTACTCCAATTAATGTAACAGGCGCTGGTATTTCTCAAAATTTTAATAGCAGACACAATGCTTGTCCAGTTGCTGTCTATGCGATACTGATTGTTTGATTCATCGTCCCACCCATCTATACTGAACGTAATACCGTCGTCGCTGTCCAACAACTGTCCTAGCTGTTGCCACCAATCAGATTTTTTGTATGATCCATTGGTTACTATTCTGATCCTTGTGTTTGACACAGATTTAACATATTCAACTACATCTAAAAGATTGGTAGCATATACAGGATCTCCAGTGTGTCCACAAAACAGAAGATATTTGATTTGTGATAACACCTCTGGAGTAAATGCTCGAACAAAATCTTCAGTTGATATTTCTTGATTGAGATAAGGCAATGCCAATTCGGTCCTTGGACATCGCGGACACTTTAGCACGCACTTGGAACTAAGTTCAACTTGAACAATTTCCAGATTAAACGGTGTCAATATCGGTGTTGTAGCTGGTAAAGCCATTTTCTTTGATTACTTTTAGTATGTTTTCTACACGTCCGGCCAGTTCATCTCTGTGGCTGACCAACCAAATTGATTTGTGTCGTTCGCGGCTCATGTGTTTGAGCAAGGCCAAGGCATTCTCCACACCTTGTGTGTCCAGACCCGAGTCGATCATCTCATCTATGAATAGCACATTGATGGGCTGGTATAAACTTTCGAACACATCACGGAAAGCCCAGCTCATTGACAAGATCAATCTGTTGCGTTCACCGCGACTCAAATTATCAAAGTCTAGTTCACGTCCTAGTTCTTCAATGCTGACTGTGAGATCATTTTGGAACACCACGGTGTGCGGCAAACCAATCCTGTCCAGGTAGTGTGTGAGTCTGGCATTCAAATAACTGAGATTCTGTTCTATGATCTTCTTGCGTATAAAACTGTCTTTGCTGGTCAATAGTTTGAGCAGGAAGTCTTGATGTTCTTGCAATCTTGTTAGTTCGTTCAGCGTGTCATACGTGATCACTTGCAGAGCCTGACCTTGCATGTCCGCTATCTGCTCACCGTAGGGATCTGTTTCGGCCTGTTTGTTTTCCAACTGCGTTTGCAGCGCGGCCAGACTACTTCTATGATCAATGGCATCTTCTTCGCGATCATAGAACATGGTAGGTGGCTTGCCTAGCGTGCCCAAGGCGGTGTGGGCAGTCTCAAGCTCTGAAAGGAGCTGTGTATGCTCCGAGCACGCTTCTCTCGCTCGGTCCAGATCAGCCTGCTTACCCGCCAGGACCTGTTGGTGCTTATGGTCGTGGAAAGCCTGCCCGCAAGTGTGACATGTGTGATTTTCAAGTGTCGCAATCTCCTTGCCAAGCTTCTCAATGCTTTTGTTCTCGCGGTCCTTATCAAGCTTCGTGCGGGAGATCTGTCCAGCCAGGTCGTTAAGGTCCTTGCGCTTCTGATCCCATACTTTGTGGGCCTTGTGGGCCTGTATCTCGGCTTCAATGTCAATCTTCTTGAGCTCTTCGAGCGCGGTCGTGAGTTTGGTAATCTCTTCTTCATGTCGGGTAGTCCATAAGGTTTGTCTTCGTCGCAATGACTCGATCTGCTCTTCAATTCTTTTGTTGGCTTCCTGTACAGCACGAATTCTAAATTCTTCTTGAGTGATCGCCTCTTTGGTTTGTCGATTATGTTCTTTGATCCGATCAGCACGTTCACTGAGCATGGTAATACCTAATAACTGTTCAATGATAGTACGCTGATCGTTTGCCTTGAGACTCAAGAACGGTTCTGTGTAGGTGTTTAATGCCAGGATATGTTTGAACATGTCGTGGCTGAGTCCCAGTACCGATTCAATGGCGTCCTGTGTTTCTCTTGAATCTCCTTGTGCTTCATCGGTAACAGCCTGTTCTTGATTGTTTACATAGAATCGCAACACATTGGGTTTACGGCCTCGTTCGATACGATACTCTTTTCCACCGACACCGAAGTCTAGACTGACCAGCATGTTTTTTCCGTTGGTCTTGTTGACCAAGTTGTCTTTTCTAATATTGCTGAGAGCCTGTCCATATAGGCTGTAGCTAAGGGCATTGATGATTGTGGTCTTACCTGTGCCATTGCGACTGCCATCGCCACCTAGGTCTAAATTCTCGCCCAACACAAGTGTCAGGTCCTTGCGATCAAAGTCAATGCCTTGTGTGGCATTGCCCACGCTCATGAAGTTTTTGACTGTGAGATTACGTATTTGTATCATTGTTATTAGTATAAATGATTGCTGGTCAGATATTCGACTACAATGTTGCCAAATTTAGAGATCATAGTTTACCATTATATTTTGTTCTTGAATTAGATTGATTTTGTCTCCACACATCCAAGCGCATCTTTCAAGTTGATTGCTATGCCAAGAATTCTGTATGGCATCAAACCATTTTCCGTCAACAATTTGTTGTAAAGGAGTTTCCAAACAATTTGCCATCTTTCGGCCACCTGCTTCTTCCATCATATCAAAGATAGTTTTTCGATCTAAAGAATGCTCGCTTTCTATTCCATAGAGCCTATCGTGTAACCACCCACAAGGAAATACATATCCGTCTGCTCCTATGTAAATCTCATTTTTGTGTAACGAATGACATGCTATCTTACTGTTGGAGACATACGTCGAAACATCTATTGACTTAAGAGTTTCATACTGTCGATTAATATATCTGATATCAGAGGCTGGTTTTATTTCATAGACAGATTGCCTATTCTTGTTAAAAACCTTTACAGCAGGGACCAGTTTGTGTTCTTTGTTAAAGAATCTATAAGTCTTTTTGATGTTAAATGTTTTAAATTTAAGTTGATTACTCAAGTCACTTGCCTGATCAATTTGATGTTGATTGTGCTCAAAAACAATAAAATCCCAATGAGCGGTTCCTCCTTCGTTGATGAACGCTTGAACATTTTTTATTATGCGTGACCAAACTGTATTTCTTCTGTAGATGTGATTAGTGTCTTCGAGGCCGTCTATACCAAATGCCATAAAATCAACAAGAGATGCTAGATCTTTATAGTGTTGTTTTTTGGCAAGAGAACCATTGGTGTGTATTCCGATACGCAATTTAGAATTTGTAGACTTCAGCCATTTACACATGGCGACGATGTTTTTATTATACATAGGATCGCCGTAGGTACCGCAGAAATAAACAAATTCTAATTGTTGCACAAAATTAACAGATAAGATTTTTTTGAGATCTTCCAAAGACCAATTAACCAACGGAAGGTCACCGATTGTTTCCCCTCCGTAGTAATTTCGAGGACACTGAGGACAGGCAACATTACAGTAAGAACTTATCTCTAATTGGATAGATTTGACAGTCTTGAAGGAATATGTCATAGATTCTGATATATTTTTAACAATAATTTAGGATCATAGAATTCTGACTCTATGTTGGTCAGCTGATCTGTGACGATCTGATCCACACTTTCAAACTTGACTTCGCCTGGAGCCATGTCGGTGTCTACTGCTGAACTTTTGACAGGAATCAGGGCCATTTCTCGTAAATTGTAATCCTTGACAAATGTGTCTTTGATAAAGTTGGCTTCTTCGTAGCTGATATCAATGTCTAGTTCTACACGTACATGCATATTGGGCACAAGTATTTTGGGTGCCGAATCAATAACCTGACTCAGTTTAAGCACACGATACAAGGGTTGTCCGGGCCAAGAATGATACACCGGTTCAGATCCCCACTCCAAAATCATCATACCTCGATCAGCATCGCCGGCATCAGCATAGTTGTGTGGAAAGCAGTTGCCGATGTAGTTGATATTCTTTTTCTGTTGTCTAAGATGGAAGTGCCCACTGAACACTCGATCAAAGCCACCAAAGCTCTCAACCTTGACTTCACCATGATCCGGCATTTCTACCATGGCGTTCATTTTAAAATGTGGCAATTCAAAATGTCCAAACATATACTTTGCTGACATTTTAGGAATGCGTCGATGATCGTCGCCAACCAGCCAGGGTGCAATCACAACATCGCCGTCCTCGAACCAATCGTTGACAATCTGGATGTTGGGTATATGCCGGG